CGGCCGCGTGATCGAGGCCATCGAGGAGTACAACCCGGCACTCGTCGTGATCGACGAGGGGGGCCTGGGCGCCGGCGTCGTGGACCGCCTGAAGGAGCAGCGCTACAAGATCAAGGGCGTCAACTTCGGGAACAAGTCGGTGAAGCCCATCATGTACGGCAACAAGCGGGCCGAGATGTGGGGCCTCATGCGTGACTGGCTCAAGACGGCGTCGATACCGGCGGACAAGCTGCTCAAGTCCGACCTGACGTCGCCCAAGATGAAGCCGGACAGCAAGGGTACGATCTTCCTGGAGGGCAAGAAGGAGATGAAGGCGCGCGGGCTCGCGAGCCCCGACGCTGCCGACGCCATCGCGGTGACCTTCGCGTACCCTGTCGGCAGCCGCACCCCCGTTGACAAGATACAGAGGCGGTCGTATGGTCGGTCTGGCGTTTTAACGAGTTGGATGGGCAGCTAATGGCTCGCAAGGGCGTGTCATTGTCAGTAGGGCGGGGCGAAAAGCTACCCGTCTCTAAAGGTGCTGGGCTGACCGCCAAGGGCCGCGCCAAGTACAACCGCGCCACAGGCTCCAAACTGAAGGCCCCGGCGCCCAACCCCAAAACCGCCGCCGACAAGGGCCGCAAGGCGTCGTTCTGCGCCCGGATGGGCGGTGTCGTGGCCAAATCTGCCAACGCCGAGCGTGCCAAAGCGTCCATGAGAAGGTGGAATTGCTCATGAAACCGGGTCTGTACGCCAACATTCACGCCAAAAAGGCCCGCATTGCCGCCGGATCGGGCGAAAAGATGCGCAAACCGGGCACCAAGGGCGCACCGACCGCTGCGGCCTTCCGCAAGTCAGCCAAAACACGGAAAAAGTGACATGCCGCTGGTAAAATCAGCCTCAAAAGGGGCCTTTCGCAAGAACATCAAGGCCGAAATTAAGGCTGGAAAGCCCGCAAAACAGGCCGTTGCAATCGCGTACAACGTCCAACGCAAGAGTAAGAAAAATGGTTAGGAAAGCACTCCCCACACCGCCCAATAAGGCGCGGTCTTCACAACCCACGAAGATGCCGTCGCGCGCTCTGCCGCCTTCGACAACTTCTCGCCAGCCACCGCTGGTCAAGGGTACGTCTCAGCCGGCCAACGTCGGGGCGCGTTCACCGCGATTGAAGGAAACAGTGCTGCCCAAAAAGTTTCGGTCTTCACAGCCCATGAAGATGCCGTCGCCATCTTCGCTACCCACCGCTGTAACTCCACCGGCTAAGGGGAAGTCTCGTTCGCCCAAATCGTTTTCACCCAAATCGCTTTCACCTACTCAATTACCCTTAATCGTCACTAACCGAACAACACCGAAACTCGGCGGCGAACTGCCCGCCTTCAAGACAATGACGACCGCGAAACCGCGCAAGACTATGGCTTCTCCAAAATTCATGTCCACTGGCACGCCGGGCACAAGTAAATTTGTACAGCGGTCGGCGCGAGAGAATACCGGCATGCCCGGCACGAAGAACTACGTGCAGCGGTCGCCGCGAGAGAATATCGGCATGCCAAGCTCCAGTAAGTTTGTGCGGCGCACCAAGTAAAGGAACAAGACAATGGCAGACGTAAAAGGTGGCCGGGGGGTGACCGGCATGTCGTTCAGCGGCAAGGGCAACCTTGAGAAGCCTTCAAGCGGCAAACTTGCCCGCGAACTTGGCAGTACCGTCAGCAAGACCACCTCTGAAAGGACTTCGGGCAGCTATCCGCGCATAGGTTTTGGCGCCATTACGCCGCCCGGCACGTCGTCGCGCATGCTCGCGCAGAAATTCTCGACCAAGTATACGCCGGGCGAGTACGCCGCGTACCGCAAGGCACTGGCTGCCAAGAAGCCGGTCGTTGCCGCCAAGCCTGTCGTCAAACCTGTCGTCAAGCCGGCGGCTGTCATCAGCAACGTGACCAATGAGAAGCTGAGCCCAGCCAAGAAGGCGATGGCTCGCGCTAAGATGCCCGCCACGCGCTTTGGCGTCGTCACGGGCAAGACCACCGGCACGCGGGTTAGCGGCGGTGGCGGTTACGGCGGTGGTGGCACACGCGGTGGTGGCAGCCTCAGTGGCGGCGGCAGCGGCACCCGGTCGGCGGGCACCAGCCGCACGGGCGGCACCCAGCGTAACGACCCTGTGAGGGGCTGATATTGGCTGACGACGGCATCATCGGCGCGGCGCAGGTCGCCAACGGCGGGTCGGACAAGTCCGACCTGCTCGCCACCATGCGCTCGCGTTTCACGATGGCGCTCGCTGCCTACAGCGAAAGCCGCGAGGATGAACTGGATGACCTCCGGTTCATGGCGGGTTCGCCTGACAACCAGTGGCAGTGGCCGGCCGACGTGCTGGCGACGCGGGGGTCCGTGCAGGGGCAGACGATCAACGCGCGACCATGCCTGACCATCAACAAGTTGCCGCAGCACGTCCGGCAGGTGACCAACGAGCAGCGCCAGAACAGGCCGTCGCCCAAGGTCATCCCGGCTGACGACCATGCCGACGTGGCAGTGGCCGAGGTGTTCGACGGCATCATCCGGCATATCGAGTACATGTCCGACGCCGACGTGGCCTACGACACCGCCTGCGACAACCAGGTGGTCTACGGCGAGGGCTACATCCGTATTCTTACGGAGTACACCCGCGATGATAGCTTCGATCAGGACCTGAAGATCGGGCGCATCCGTAACTCCTTCAGCGTCTACATGGACCCGACGATCCAAGACCCGTGCGGGTCCGACGCCAAGTGGTGCTTCATCACCGAAGACCTGCTGAAGGCCGAGTACGAGCGCCAGTTCCCCGACGCCCAGCCCATCAGTTCGATCCTGGCGCGCGGCATCGGTGATCAGGCACTCAGCATGTGGCTGAGCGAGAACACCATCCGCATTGCGGAGTATTTCTACGTAGACTACGTGCCGTCCACCCTGAACCTGTACCCCGGCAACATCACGATGTTCGACGGCACGCCGCAGGACGCGAAGCTGCGCGCCATGTTCGGCCAGCCGCTGCGCTCGCGCAAGGCCGACCGCAAGCGGGTCATGTGGCTTAAGACCAACGGCTATGAGGTGCTGGAAGAGCGCGAGTGGGCGGGCAAGTGGATCCCGGTCGTCCGCGTCGTCGGCAATGAGTTCGAGGTCGATGGCCGCATGTTCGTGTCGGGCCTTGTGCGCAACGCCAAGGACGCCCAGCGCATGTATAACTACTGGGTCAGCCAGGAAGCCGAGATGCTGGCTCTGGCGCCCAAGGCCCCCTTCATTGGCTATGGCGGCCAGTTTGAAGGCTACGAGATGCAATGGAAGACCGCCAATACGACCAACTGGCCGTATCTGGAGGTCAACCCGGACGTTCAGGACGGCGCCGGCAACGTGCTGCCGCTGCCCATGCGCGCCCAGCCGCCGATGGCCCAGACGGGCCTCATTCAGGCCAAGATGGGCGCTGCCGAGGACATCAAGGCCACCACCGGCCAGTACAACGCCTCGCTGGGCCAGCAGGGCAACGAGCGCTCTGGCCGCGCCATCCTCGCCCGCCAGCAGGAGGGCGACACCGGCACCTACCACTTCGTCGATAACCTCGGCCGGGCCATCCGCTACGTGGCCCGCCAGTTGGTCGATATGATCCCCAAGATCTACGACACCCAGCGCGTCGCCCGCATCATCGGCGTGGACGGCGAGGTGGGCATGGCGCGGATCAACCCGATGCAGCCCGAGCCGGTCAAGAAGATCGTCGATCAGGCGGGCACGGTGCTGGAGAAGATATACAACCCGTCGGTCGGCGTCTACGACGTGGTGATCACCACCGGACCCAGCTACCTGACCAAGCGCCAGGAAGCCGTCGAGGCGATGGCCAACATCCTCCAGACCAGCCCGCAGTTGTGGCAGGTCGCAGGCGACCTGTTCATCAAGAACATGGATTGGCCGGGCGCGCAGGAGATGGCGGCCCGCTTCAAGAAAATCATCGACCCGAAGGTGCTGGCCGAAGACGACAAGTCGCCCGAATTGCAGGCGGCCGAGCAGCAGGTCGAGGCCGTGTCGCAGCAGCTTGAGCAGGCGATGGGCCTCCTCAACAACGTGCAGTCGTCGATGGACGCGCAGGAACTGCGGATCAAGGCATATGAGGCTGAAACCAAGCGCATCGCGGCCACGTCGGCCGGCATGACGACCGAGCAGATCCAGGACATCGTCATGGGCACCATCGCTGCGGCGGTCGAGACGGGTGACATCTCTGGCAGCCGCCCGATGATGCCCCAGATGGATGAAGAGCGTGGCGTCATGCAGGGAGAACCTGTGGAACAGATGGGACCAATGGAATGAGTAACTGCGACAAGTTCATCGGAATGCTGTTTCTGGCCCGTGACGTGACGCACTCGGCGCACCTCAACACACGGTCCTACGCCAAGCATGTGGCACTGAACGGTTTCTACGACGAGATCATCGACCTGGCGGACAAGTTTGCCGAGATGTATCAGGGCAAGTACGGTCTGATCGGGCCGATTGCGCTGATGTCGGCCGACAAGTCGAATAGTGTGCTGACGTTCCTTGAGGCGCAGGCAGAACAGATCGAGAAGACCCGGTACGACGTGGTTGACCGGGAATGTACGCCGCTTCAGAACGTCATCGACGAAATTGTCGGATTGTACTATACAACCATCTACAAACTGAAGT